ATGCCACAAGAATTAGAAGAGAGATTGAGAATTATGTTCAAAGATATTCAAGCTCCTTTCGAAAAACATTGCCCACCAGAAAGAAAAAACTTCCTTTCATACTCCTATGTCCTTTACAAATTTTGTGAACTCCTAGGGGAAGACGAATATCTTCAATATTTTCCATTGTTGAAATCAAAAGAAAAATTATACAACCAAGATGTGTTGTTTAAAAAAATATGTGAAGATTTAAAATGGGAATTTATACCAACAATTTAAAGAATAAATTACAATTTATTATAATGGATAAATATTTGTATGTGTTACGAGCTTCATGGTATCACTTTAGAAGAGGCTTTGAAACATTGTACGAAGGTTTCAAAGACCCAGATAAATTTTATAAAGAAGACAGAGAACAAACCGCGCTATTGGCTAAACTATTCCCAATTATGGTTTATCTCACAATGAATCACAAACCATATGGGTGAGTATGGACCCATACATTACAAATCCACTTCTCACCATTTTTTACTGGCATACCACCGTGTATAGACTTGTCAGTAATTAAACCATAATTATCTAAATTATTAAACTTCAATACATCACCCGCACCTAGTTTATATTTAGTTCCAATATTTGGAAATTGTGTTTCACCTCCCTCATAACCATCATTCAATGCTATGAGGAATGTGTATTTTCTTTTATTTTCACCCTCAAATGCATCGTTGTGGGGAATATAAAATCCACCTGGTTTGTATTTTACAACTTGGAGTTTTTCACAATTTTTAAGGGGTCTGTCGCATTTTTTCAAACAACGACGCATTACGCGCTCAACAATTGGATCGTCCTTGGGACATAAAAATGCAGTTTCACTTACCCTAACCTTATTATCAATCCTCCTATTTACACCCTCCTCAACCGTAGAAGTTTTTAATTTATCGCGAGCAACTTTCATTATATGCTCCCTCTCTTCTTCTGTAATCAATTCATCATACACCCTTGGTTTAACATATGTAGGAATTAGCATGTAAATAATAAATATTAATGCAAGCAATACGACTATAATCATACTATTACTATTACAAAAGATTATTTATGAAAAGACCAATTGACTGAAAAATATGGAATAACACAGTTGTTATATCTCCTACTAATACTAAGCATTTCTTTACCAGTATAACTAATAAGTTTGGTTAATATATCATATATTTCTGGAAACTTATTTTTATCCAATACAAATTGTCGTAATAAATCTCCAGTTGTATCTACAAACATTGTCAAAACATTTCTAAAATCTCGTCTCTTTTCCCTGTCTCTCTCTTTTCTTTGAATTTTTCTCTTGAAATCAGTCTCAGATATTTCACCCATCATATAAGACGCCCGTAATTCTCTATTATCGATATTCCTATCATTGTAATAATACGGGATTTCTATTCTATCAATATGGAAAATCGCACGATGGATATTAACCATTCTTTGATGGTGAAAGTTGAGAGTTTGGCGTTCCAATAAATAACGATGAGATATATCCAAAGCACCACAAAGCTCGCGAATATCTGGAATACCACCACAAGGAATGTCTCCGTGTTCTCGACCACTTAAACCAGATTTTAACTTGAATTCATAATAGTGTGGATTGTGAATTCTACCCGTGTCTATTCTTAGTGTTTTCCAATCAAAAGCTGTATGACAATCGGGACACCACATTTGACGACACCCCTCTATAAATGTAATCATCGTTCCACAAGAAGGACAACCTTTTGTGTCTTTCTTCAAGAGTTCCATTGTTTCAACAGCACCTGGGTCACAGACATGTCCTTCTTCCTTTTTCTCGTTACATTTATTGCATATATCTGATTCACATACACCACATTTCCATTGGGTACTCAAAAAACCACGACACTCTTCAATTGGACATTTACGAACAAATTTTCTTCTTTCTTCACCTTCTAATGGAATACTGGTATTATTAAGTATGTGTATATTATCCATTAAAATTGCTCTTTTTCTGAAAAGTGTTTGTATTTCCCTACTCATATCTTCCACAATCTTTTCAAGCTCACGAGCTTTTAATTTACGAGAAACATATTCT